CTACCTGGCCCTTTGAACTCGCCTATAATAACGCTGGAGTTGATACTCAGACTGTCTGGCCTTGTGAGTGAAACTCGTGGATCTACGAATCGTTGTAAACATCATGTGCCTGAACTTGCTTTCGGCCCTTGCGATCGCCGCATCTGCACAAGTGATAGCCGCATCCGCCAGTTTTTTACAACATTCTTCTTGGTGTTGATGGAGAGCATCCAGCGCATAGCCCTGGCTACCATCGTTGGTAGGGAACGCAGGCACTGATGGCAGCGGCTCGTCGGGGTCAATGGCGTACCAATGGAGGTAACGCTTCAAGTGGGCCGTGAACTCTTGGGAAAGCTCCATCATTTTTGTGGGCACCAAACCATTGTCGAAAACCCAGACACCATCCGAGTTCTTTTGAAACTGGCTCAATGACTGGACGTGGGAGATTTTTATGGCGGAGAACCGGGCAATCGCCATGTAGAACAGGATCTGCTCTGGCCGTAATACCGGAACGGCGCCGTCAGCGATCTGTTGAAACGCCCAATCCAGCTCGCGGGGCTCAAGGGTGATCAATGGCCGGCTCTTCGCCAAGGTAAGGAGGAGGTCATTTGGAATGTTCTGCGCGGGGTTTGCTCTTGGCTGGATGGTCGGTGATCCTTCAGGTACCGAGTTCGTTGCATGGTTCTCCGAACCGTCGTTCTCAGAAATATGGAAATTAAAGAAATCCTTCACCACCTTTGCGCAGCGACGCACATCTCGGCGGCTTGGTGGCTTCGCAGCGCCCGTACTATCAATATGTCGGTAAAAGAGATTCCAGCGGTCGTTGATAGGCCGATTTCGGAAAGCCTGTCCCATTAACGACATATATTTTTGGTGTGACGCGGTTGCACACCAATCAATAGGCGGATAACACAGAAATTCGAGAAATTGCAGGAAATCGGGTGTTTCCCAGTCCAGTAGCGAGATGCCTGTTTTGAAGCTCCAGTTCAGCATCTGCTCGAGGTATCGGCAGGTCTCGGTGTAGAGGCCTTTAGCCCGGCCTGGTGCCCATCGATGGGACAAATATTCGAGAAAATGCGAGCAGTACAGGATGCTGAGGTACGCTTGGCATGCTGGATCGACCTCGTCGAGTCTACGCCGAACGGCTAGGTTTTCGGGCGTATCAGTAGAGCCAACGGGCTTCCAGTCCTCGTACGGAGCAAAGATGGGGAATGGAGTGAACGGTACAGGCATAAGCGCTCCCACGAGCTACAATCTCGTTGAGGATTTTGGTTGTTTCGAACCGGCTTGAATGCGGTAATCAGTATGACTTAGGTATTTATAGCGTAAATCAAGTTCGGTGGTGTTCGACCTGATAGGTGACTTGTAGTGGTAACTAACTTAGTGATGGTCACTGTTTTGGTGAAGATAACTACGGTAGTGATGATCACTGTTTTGCTGACAATACCCAGGATGGTAATCGTGATCGTGATCGGAGTGGTGAGCGGTCATCGAATTCGAGGGTGTGTTGAGGGTGTGATGGGAACTCGATCAGGCTTCATAGGTTCGTGAAACGTGAGATGAGGAAATGGTTGAGGGATGGGTCGTGAGGGTGTTGATTTCAAAGGATTTCGGAGGTTTGTGGAATCCAGTGCGTAGGTTAGTGGAAACAGACAACATTTGAGGAATGGATAGATCATCCTTAATTTAACATAATATACATTATGCGTACCTCTGGATTTACCTCGAGGCGTCGAGTACAGTCCTTTTAATCACTAACAAGCATAACTCAACTAAATTACAGTTTAGTCGAGTTATAACCGGCTGCCTGTCAATTGATGGTTCGTGGCGTGCGACTGCTGTCAGCAACCACGGTGAAACTGGCGCCTTTCGAGGCTGGCGTTTGTGTACCTGGGGTTGATGTCGACGAATGAACGGATGAAGGATTCGGTCCAGCGGCGGCGGCTCGTCGCTCTGCACCGAGCCACTTCTCGCCACCGCCGCTGGACGATGAGCCAAGACAGGCAACGGTACGTTGCTCACCACGGTAATGCAGTTCAGCCACGCAGCCGCCATGTGGAAAAATGGCATAGCCGGCCGCAAGCATGTCACGTGTGGTCTGAGTGAAAGAACGGTCGCCTTTAGATAGCTCAAAAACGAATATGGTGCCGCGAGTCTCACTAGTGATACTTCCCTTGATAACTATCTCGTAACTTGCAAAAGGATCGGAGGTTACGCTAGGAAGTGGCACAACTTGCTTATTAGGTAAAATATCAGGAGCCACGTTAGGAGCTTTAACAGGACCTTGAGGAACAGGAGTTTGAGAAACCGGCGCAAGGGGCTTAGGAGATCCCACAGATAGCGGATTGCTGAAAGCACTAGCGCCGTTACGCCAGTAAATAGTGCCGAAAATAGCAACCAATACTCCGAGGAGAATAACAACGCGAGGCGATGCGAGCGCGTTTTTGCCCGCCATGGTGTCTCGATGTTGGCCGGTTGCTGTTGAGTCGTAGAGCTTGAAGACTCGTTTGTCGATTTTTCTGAGTGCAACGATGTTTGATCCATCTGTAGGCGCCCTATTCTCTTGAGCTGAATGCATGGCCTCCTTGTAGTCTTTGGCGACAAGGAACTTAAGCCACTTACCAAGCAACATCAGGTTGGAGTGCTGATAGGCGGCCTCAGAGGTATGACGAATATCGGTGTGAACATACTTGATATTTGGGGTAGTAAGGATTATGTCCCAGTTCCAGTGGCGATGGCGTGTCCAGGCATCGAGAAAGTTCATAGGCCGATCAGCAGCCTTGGCAGCATCCATACCACCGGGGAAATCAAAGCGATCGAGAACTTTGTCTGTCCACTTCTGAGGGAAAAGAGTCTGAGCCTCATCAAATATCATAAAGGCGTTTCGAGGCACCCAATGGAACCAAGTTCTAATACGTTCCATGCCTTCTTGGGACTCGTGATCGATATATAAAAGATCAAAAGTATCAGGAAGATCAGGAAACAAGCTGTGGAACTTTTCACTAGACATACCTCGAATATTAGTGACGATCATTCGGCCGGCCTTGGCAGCAGGAACGGCATCATCCCAAACAGCACCGGAAGTTTGTTATGAACCATTAGGACCGTGATGGATTTTGATAGCCATGTTAATTGGCTCCGGGAATAAACTTCATTGCCCAGCGAGCTGGGATAGCGGAAAAGATCATGGTTAAGCCTTGAGGTATCTTGAAGAATGCAAGGGTAGATTGAATATCACCGGGAATACTTCCCCATGCAGACTTTACAAGGGCAACCACCCCGCTCTCTTCTGATATTTCTTTAACGACAGTGTAAGCAATGTCAAGCATGATGACTTTGAATTGCAAGTAAGAGTAGATAAGTGCTTTCGTTATGATAACGAGCGCATCCTTGAAAAACTGATAAATACCACTTGCCATGAAATCCCAGATGTACTGGAAGAAAGTATTGGCACTATCAAGCCATGCAGCTAACCATGAAAGATCCATAAGTCACCTATGCAAAAACAATAAATAGAGCGATAACAGCGCACATAAAAAGAACTGCCTGAGCAATCCAGTCAAGCGACGCTGAATATTTGTCCAAACAAAAACTTATACTTTTGCCGAGAACGGTAACGGGTGGTGGACAATAAAGAGTACCGCCACCACCTAAAGAAAGATCACCGATAGGTGAAAATACACTTTTAAGCTTGTCTAAACCGTCCTTAATTTCATCTTTAGAATCGTCGATTTTCTTCTGCCATTTTTCATCCTCACCATCTAAAGAACCTTGCTGGGGGGCTTTAAGCTTGGTTGTAGAGGGGCCATCACCTTCACCACAGTCGGACGTACAAGTTCCATTACCACCGCTGCCAGTGCCAGAGCCACCACCAGAACCAGAACCAGACCCAGAACCGATACCTGATCCAGAACCGGAACCACTACCAGAGCCTGAACCAGTGCCAGAACCAGAACCACTACCTGAGCCTGAGCCAGTGCCGCTACCAGAGCCTGAGCCTGAGCCCGTACCAGAGCCGGAACCCGAACCAGAGCCAGAACCGTTACCAGTACCTGAACCAGAGCCTGAGCCGGTATCAGAGCCGGAACCATTACCCGTGCCAGTGCCCGAATCTGATCCAGATCCAGTGCCAGGCGTAGGAGTAGTGCCAGTATTACCGCCAGAGCCAGTGCCGGTATCGGGGGATGGATCAGGAGCCGGAGCTTCATAGGGATCACCTGTAATAGTTACATCAGCAGTACAGGTAAAGCCTGCACCAGAGCCAGAAGCGCGGCAAATAGCTACGCCTGAAATGGAAGTACCGCAACCACCAATGTCGGGGGGATGCGGAGTATCGCTGGATTGTTGCCAAGAGTAAGAATTTGACACAGCACCTTTTGCATCAGCACACTTTTGAGTATCAGATTTGCATTCACCACTTGAGGGACTATAAGTAGAACCAGTATCACAACTATCGCCTTGGCGAGTAACACTAAATGAACTAGTGGTAAAAGGAACACCATCAGAGCCAACAACTGTGGGCAAGCAAGTAGCAGTTGCACCATCGACAGAGACGGAAGCGGAAACAAATTTAGGGTTAGAAGAATATAAAGCGGAGCCACGTGCATCACAAGCAGAGGAAGCAGATCCGAAAGTACCTATATTATAACCAGTCCAAGTATATGTAGACGCGTAGGACTGAACGGAAAGAAGCATAAAAAAAAGTGAAAGGAATACACGGATGTTCATAACGGTATCCAAAAGAAAGCCCTCTAAAGAGAGGGCGGACATCAAAGATATTCAGCGCACCGGATACCTGAAACCAGTGCGCTGGCCATGAGAACACCGACCAGCGCAGACCAGATCAAGGCTGTTTAGACCTTGCGGACGAGTGCGATGATGACACCGACGACAGCCAGGGAGCAGACGACAGCGACAACGGAGCCACCAACGCTCTCACCGCCAGTCTGAGCAACAGTGAGGGCTGCCTGAGCATCAGTCACAGCGTCAGCGAAAGCTGCGGTGCCAGCGAGTGCTGCAACAGCACCAGTGATGGCGACAACGGAACGGCGGAACGAAGGAACGGAACGGAACTTCTGGATTGCTTGTTTCATTGTGTTAACTCCTGCGGATTTTCCGCACTTGGGAAATGATGATTCCAGCTGCAAAACCTACTACGAACAAACCGATTGTTCCCCAGAAAAACTGGAGATATATCTCGGTGTCAAACCCACCGGTAATAAGCAGTTCTAATTGAGCCTGCTGTTCTGGTGATACAACATAAGTTTCCGACCAAGTCTGAGAGTCGCACGAAGTCAAGCCTTCTAACGATGTGGAAAAACGACTGCATACTAAAACTGACTGAGTCGGCACTTATTAGGCCCCTGTAGCTTGCTTAGGGGTTGGAACAGAGGAAACACTCTGTTCAGTAAGACGAAGAGGTGGACCCTGAAGGTTGTAGCGAATACGTGGATTGTCTTTGTAGTAACTGTCAATCTCATCAGAGAAAGGAACATAAACCTCTGTACCCTTAAGAGCACGATAGGCGTTCTGAAGGCCCTTCTTGCGGTCCTCACCGCGAACTTGGAATTCCATTACAGAGGTAACGTCAAAACCGTTGCGGTTCTTGGTAGTCACACCAAGACCGATAATAGAGTAAGCCTTATCACCTTCGCCGCGCTCAAGTACGTCTTGAATAAAACCTTTTGCAATTTTCATAATATTGACCTATCGAATAATAGTGTTAAAAGGACTTTTGCCCGGTTCACGATATGCCCATGCGGGCGGTTTCAAATCAGGGTTACGTCGAAAAGTAAGAAATGCACGCTTGGCTAATTGCGAGCGAACTTGTTCAGCTGATGAAGCTTGCACAAACAATCGCATAAGCGAACTAACGAAAGCGCAATCATCAATGTTGCCAGAGTTATAATTATCAAGCTCGACCTCCAATGAGTAACGAAGCTTTTGATGAGAAGACTTATCCATTATTTACGCACCATAAAATAAATCCAGATGAAAATAAGGATAATCAAAATAAAGAACCAGACTGGAACGTCAAATGAAAGAGAAAGACGCATTAATAACCCATCCAATCAGCGACAGAAACAGTACCTTTCTTGCTCTCAACGAGCTTATTGATAGGCTCGTGACGAACACCGTCAGATTTTTGCTTTTCCATGCTGGTTAACGTTTCGTTAACTTGTTCGCGCAATGGGGAAGAAGTGAGTAAGCGAACGTGAGCCTCTAATTGCAAGCGGCGACGCTGGGAAGCACTGAGGGTTTTACCCTGATAACTTACAGTCTTCATGCTGCAACCAATTGAAGATGGCGAGGAACAACAGCATGACGATAGAAGGATGGAACCTCAGTCTCAAACCGACGCTCAATTTCGCGAACGTTGCGAATGAAAACAATACCGTGACGAGTGACATCGAAAGGAATCTTGATATCAATATCAAGCTTTCGCAAAAGAGCGCGATGCTTCTTAACGGCAGACTTCTCAAAATCGAAGGTCTGACCGCACTGCCAGAGAGAAACGTATGACGCTGTGGTCATAGCAGCCTTGGTAGAGGACACAATGTTTTTTGCAAGAAGTTCATCTTTAACGGTCAGGACGTCAAAGTTATTGATTTCGCACTTTTCACCGATCATAAGAAAACCCCTGTGGATTTCCGATAATTTAGTTTCGTCAAATAAGCCCCAAAGCTGTAGGCCTTCTCTCTTTAAAAACTCTGAACGACATTTGATTTCTGAACGAACCATGCCGACAGAGCGACACCAGTCACGGAGCTGAACTACATATAGGTACTCTTCGGAGTCTTCTCCAAAGGTGCGTTTAACACGGGGAAGCAAATGAGCATCTAGCTCAGCAGCCTTAGCATAGTTGCCAGGGTAAACGAGGCGGCCTGCTTTTTCTCCACCCTTAGGAGTCCAAACGCAGGTATTGCCATCAGGATAGAGGTAGGCAAGAGAATTACGGTAGCGCTGACTTGAGATGCCACGCATATAAGCACGCTCATTGCCTGAGCCGACATAGAAGTTAGATGTAAGGTCAAGTCGCTGAAAAACAGCACCATCAGCGGAAACAGAGCCATCTTGAAGACGTTTGACAGTCTTACATTTGGTCATAGGCGGAAGACCATAGTCAGCAAGAACAGAGTTAATGACACGCATGCATGCTTCGAGAGTAGAAATGCCAAAAACGTTATCAAGCCTGTTAATTCGGGATGGGTTGCCATCAACAGTGATGCGACGACCACAGACGTGAATACGAAAGGTAGTTGAGTAACTACCCTCTGCGAAAAATGCAGGGACGCTGGTAGAAAGAAGCTCGTCGGTGTCGACGTCAAAACGGCGGGTGATGACGTCACCGATCTGAGGCAGATCGTGGTCAAAATCCTGAAAAGCCTTCACCCAGTCGTAAAACATGCTGATTCCCTACACATGCACACAAATAACATATGTGCGGAATGTACACATGTGGAACTGCACACGTCAATACTTGTCTGCGTGCACACATGTATTATCAAGGGGGTAAAACGATGAACGGTGAAAGCATGGCCACAAACGTAAGGCTGACGAACGCAGAGCAAGAGGCAATTCGTCAAAAAGCCATAGAAATCAACAAGTTACTGATAAAGAAAGGCATGCAACCACTGAGGGATAGCGAGCTAGTACACAAAATCCTAGAAAAATCAGTGCCTTATGCAAAGCTGAACGAGAACGGTGAAATCGTGATCGAGAAGGAGTGAAGGCAAAAGTATGCGATTGCATACCAAAGTGGGGGTGTTACAGCACCCCCACCCGGCTGGCTGAAAATCGCAGGAGGCGTGATGAACTGGGTACTGGCGATAGCGATAGCAGGATCAAGCACAGCAAGCATCATGAGGCCGTACAGCACGGAGGCAGAGTGCAGGAAAGCACTGGAAGAGTTTTTCGATAAACAGCACGGGAAAACGCAGTACAGCGGAAGCTGCTTTGAAAAGAACAGCCCGGTACTGAAACTGCTAAAAGGCTGA